GTTTGAGCGCGCGGCGATGGGCGGGAATTATGGGAACAACGAGCCCCCGCCGAGCGTCTTTAGCATGCTGGAGCCAGCCGGCAACGGCACGTTTAATTTCAAGCCCGGCGTCGGGCAAGGGGGTCAAGAGCATTTCACGATGGGACAGGGGGCCACGAGCTTCGAGGACTTTATCGACCAAAACACCGGCAAGCCAGTCACCAGACAGAAGCGCAACGCCCTTATCCAAAACAGCCTGAGAAGCGTGGATAACAGCCCGTCATGACGCCAGAATCCGCTGACCTTCGCGCTGGCGACGCGCAAATGCTGATCGATCACCCGCTGCTGATTGAGGCATTCCGGGAGATGACGACGGCTTACACCGATCTTTTGTTAAAGGCGGAAGACGAGCGCGGCGTTATGCGGTTGCGCGACGCTTTGAAGGTGTTGCGCCAGGTCGAGGCCCAGCTGCGCAGTTGCATCGATACGGGCCGACTGCATGGTCGCGCGGCTCGTGAAATCCGAGGGAAGAGGTTGACGATCATATGAGTGACGAGACAATGGACGAGCCGGCTGGGGAAGCCCTGGCCGATGAGCCGGAACAATCCCGGCCATTTAATAGCATGGACGAGGCCGCCGATGTGATGCGGGGCTTTTTCCCAGATGATGAACCGGCCCAGGAGGCCGGGGCAGACACGCCAGAAGAGGGCGTGGAAGAGGCGTTGGACCCCGAACCAGCCGTCGACGAGCCTACCTTTGAGATTGAGGTGGCCGGCGAAAAACGGCAGGTGCCGCTGTCTGAGTTACAGGCGGCGTATACGGACCAGTCAACGCAACAGCCGGCTGACCCGGCTTTCACCGAGGCACAAGTTCAGGCTCTAAACCAAGGAAATGCAGAGCGCCAGGGGCAGGACGAGTGGGCACAACAGGCCAGAACATATCTGACCAGCCCGCTTCCCGAACCGCCAGATCCGGGATTACGCGAAACCGATGTGGTTGAGTATCTGACCCAAAAGGACGTGTGGAACCAGGAATTGGCAGACCGGCAACAATTGCAAACGCAACTCCAGGGCGTTGAGGCCCAGCGTCATCAGGAGGCCGAGCAATCGCATCAGCGTTTATTGGCAACCGAGTGGTCATCCCTCCAGAAGCATCACCCAGATATCACGACCCCCGAACGGTACAAGAGCTTCACGGCTGAAATCCATGAAGTGGCGAAACATTACGGGTTTCGAGACGAGGAAATGCTGAATTGGTGGGACCACCGTCAAATCCGAATGGCGGCGGATGCGTTGAAAACCGTGCGAGCTAACACTGCCGCACCGGAAGTGGCCAAGCGGGTGGCAAGCAAGCCGCCAGTGCTTCGGCAATCCGGGCGAGTGGCGGCCGACGGGGCGCAAACGCGAGCTTATAAGGAGGCCAGGACGAGACTTCGCAAGACCGGCACGAGGCATGATGCCGCGGCCGTTTTCCGAAATTTTGTCTAATAGGAGGCCATCATGGCCCTAATCACTAATGCGTTTACTACCTACACCGCCGTCGGCAATCGGGAAGATCTCAGCGATTCGATCTATGATATTTCCCCGTCCGACACGCCGATCATGAGCGCCGTCGGTAAAAGCAACGCCACGGCCGTTAAGCACGAGTGGCAAACCGACTCGCTTGCGACTAACACCACGGCAAACGTGCTCCTCGAGGGCGGAACAGTCACGGCGGGAGCCTCGACTGCGACAACTCGCGTGGACAATTACTGCACCATTTCCTACAAGGCGCTGGCGGTTACCGGCACCCAGGATGCGGTGAACACCGCTGGTCGTGCGTCCGAGCTGGGTTATCAGCTTGCCAAGCGGGCCAGCGAAATGAAGCGCGACATGGAGACGATCATCACCGCCAATCAGGGCTATAATGCTGGCTCTGCGACGGTTGCTCGTCAAAGCCGAGGTCTTGGCGGTTGGTTGTCAACCAATGAGAGTCGGGGAACCGGCGGTGCCGCGGCGACCAGTGCCACTGCGGTGGCAACGGATGCCACCACTGCCAATCGGCGGGCCTTCACCGAGGCAATGCTAAAGACGGTCATCCAGTCAACGTATGACTCGGGCGGCGATCCTACTCTGCTCTCGGTTGGTTCGTTTAACAAACAGGCGGTCTCCGGGTTTACCGGTCGGACGCAAGCGCGTCAGATGATCGCTGAAGATCGCATCCAGGGCGCAGCCGCTCTGTATGCTAGTGATTTCGGTGATTTGAAGGTCATCCCGAACCGCTTCCAGCGGGCTCGTGACGCTTTCGTTATCTCGCCGGATTACCTCGCGGTGGCGTATCTCCGGCCGTTCGCGGTTGAAGATTTATCCAAGACGGGGGACGCCTCCCAGAAGTTCCTCCGGACGGAGTGGACGCTTGAAGTCCGCAACGAGGCTGCGCATGGCGTGGTCGCGGATCTGACCGAGGCGTAAGCAAAGACGCCGGCGTACCTCCTCCCTCGCCGGCGACATGGGGGTCTCCCCCATTCGGCGGGCGGTGTCGTGGAAACATGGCGCTGCCCGCCCTTTATTTGAGGTGATCTTTGAGCCACAAACAGACATTCCGCGAGGCACTCAGCCCGACCGCGACGCGCGTAATCATTGCCGACGGCGATGATCTGCACGTTGGTGTTGAGGTCGATGGCGATGCCATGCGCGATACCGCGAGCTTGCTGCGAGAGATGAATGATGCGGCGCCGCTGCACACCGATCTCCGGTTGGCGGCGATCATTCCCCAGGACGTGGTCGAGCGGTCTTTCACCGAGGGCTGGTTTCACGACCGGGCGGCTTGGAAGGCTTGGGCGAATGACCCGCAGCACCGCGATCTGCGAGTGTGGGGCGGCGAGCTATGACCGAGCATAAAATCCGCGTCCTGGTGGCCATGCCTAACACCGGGATGGTGACGGCCGCGACGACCGCTTCTTTGGTCGATCTGATGCAGCATTTTGATAGCTCGACGGCGCCTTGCGAGAAGGTCGCCCGGTTGGTTACGGCGCAGGGGTCGATCCTGCCCGAGATCAGGCACCGCCTGGTTGCCGAGGCGTATGAATTCGATGCCACACACATGCTTTGGGTCGACAGCGACATGCGCTTCCCCAAGGACTCGCTGAACCGGCTCCTGAACGCCGGGAAACACGTCGTGGGCGCCAATTACGCTCGCAAAGAGCCGGAGTGCCGGCCAACGGCCTCGGCGCTCTCTGGCGAGCCTCTGGGGGCGCTTGCCGCGGGCCTCGTCGAGGTCGAACATATGGGATTCGGGTTGCTGTTGGTCGCGATGCAAGCCTATGACGCGCTGACCTTCCCGTTTTTCAATTTCGAGCCTATCCCGCCGGCCAACGTCCGTTTTCTTGGCGAGGATGTGACGTTTGGCAAAAAGCTCAGAGCTGCTGGGGTCGGCATGTTTTGTGACACCGATTTGAGCCGGCACGTCCAGCACGTTGGCTCGCATCGATATGAACTCCAGCCGGATATCGAGCCGGCGACCCCCAAGCTGCAATTGGTGACCTGATATGGCAATCACGACATATGCCGAGATCCAGGCGGCCGTGGCGAATTGGGCCAACCGCACGGACCTAACGTCGGAGATTCCGGACTTCGTGACGCTCTGCGAGGAGCGGATAAACGCCAAGCTGCGCTGTCGCGAGATGGTCGCGCGGATCACATCTCCGGCGGCCGAGTATATGGGGTTACCGGATAATTGGGTCGAGGCGCGAGAGGTCAAGCTGACCACCGACCGCACAATCGTGCTGGATTATTATTCGCCGATTGCCATTGATAAACAGTTTCCTGATGACGGGGCTGGCCAACCAAGCGGGTTCACGATCATCGGCCCGCAAATCAGGTTGCTGCCGCCACCAAGCGGAACCTATACGGTGGAAATTGCGTATTATCAGCGGCTCGCCGCGCTATCCGATAGCAACACCACCAATACGATCTTGGAGCGGTTCCCGCGGATTTATTTATTTGGTTGCCTCGTCGAGCTGAACAATTTCGTCATGGATACACCATCGTTGCAGCGCTACGAGGCGCTCTTTGACGAGGCCATCACGACGGCTAACGCTGCGGATCAAGCCGCCACTCACGCGGGCGGTACTCTGCGTGTGACGCTGGGGAGCAATGTAGTATGAGCACGACATGGACTGACATCGCCGACAACACGGTAACGACAGGCGTTGCGGCCCAGGCCGCAGCAAGCGCTACGGCATCGGAAACTAGTGCGACCGCATCGGCAACCAGCGCCACGGCCGCCGCCGCCAGCGCCGTAAGCGCGGCCGCTGAAGTGGTTTTAGCAGAAGCTCAAGTAGTTTTAGCGGAAGCTCAAGTAGTTCTGGCCACAAACCAGGTGGCTGCGGCCACCGCTGCTGGTGCTGCTCAAGTAGTTCTAGCCGCAGCCCAAGTAACGCTTGCAGAAGCTCAAGTAGTTCTAGCAGCAGCTCAAGTAACATTGGCCACCGCCCAGGCAACCGCTGCTGCCGCCTCCGCGGCGAGTGCGGCCGCACATTTGGCTGCCTTCAACGCTATTTACCATGGATCCTCGGCTACCGCGCCTACCGCGAGCGTCACAACCGGAGACCTTTGGTTCGACAGCAGTGCCGATGCCATGAAGGTTTACGACGGCTCATCCTGGGTAGCTGCCTATGTGAGCGTATCCGGGGCCTTGCTGGTGGCAAACTCTCTCAGTGATGTCGCCTCGGCCTCCAGTGGCCGAACTAATTTGGGGCTGGGAGCCCTGGCAGTCCTGGCGACCGTCAACAACGCGACGTGGTCTGGCACTGATTTAGCCGTGGTGAACGGCGGCACCGGTGCGTCGGACACGGCCACAGCTCAAACAAATCTCGGGCTGGTTATTGGAACCAATGTCCAGGCTTACGATGCCGATTTAACGGCTCTGGCGGGCCTTTCCAGCGCGGACTCCAATTTCGTTGTCGGATCAGCCGCTGGCTGGGTGGCCGAGTCCGGGGCTACGGTGAGAACCAGCCTGGGCCTGGGAGCCATGGCGACCCAAGGGTCGGGGGCCGTAGCGATCACCGGCGGCAGCGTAGTCGGAATTACAGACCTTCTCGTCGCCGATGGTGGTACGGGTCAAGGCTCATATCTGAACGGTGAGCTGCTTATCGGCAACACCACAGGGAACACCCTTGCCAAGGCGACGATTACCGCTGGCACCGGAATCTCGGTGACCAACGGGGCCTCGGCTATCACGATTGCCAGCACCGCTTCCGCCGGGATCTCGATGGGCACCGCAATTGCTGCGGCGATAATATTCGGGTGATCTGATGACATACATACCAAGGAGAATATAGCATGGCAGCCCCGAATATTGTGGCAGTAGCCACCATCACCGGTAAGATTTGGTATGACGCTCTAGCGGATACCAATTTGACCAGCCTGGTGCTCAATCCTGCGAGTAGTGGAAAAGTGTTTAAAATCAACACGTTAACGGCTGCAAACGTCGATGGCTCAACTGCGGCCAGCGTGGACGTTAGTATACATCCGTCAACGACGACTGCTGTTGGGTCTACCGTTACCAGCACAGGATATCACATCGGAAAAGGGGTTCTCGTCCCTGCGAAGGCCACTTTGGTCGTGATCAGTAAAGATACCTCTATATATCTGGAGGAGAGCACTGTTTTGGCTGTCAAATCGGACGTGGCCAATGATATTGATTTTGTCGTTTCCTACGAAGAAATCTCGTAGTATGGGGCATTATGCAAAAGTCGAGGATTCTATAGTGGTGGCTGTTATTGTCGCTGACCAGGAATTCGTGGACACGCAGGACGGCGCCTGGATTCAAACGAGCTATAACACTCGAGGTAACAAACATTTCGGCCCAGACGGACTGCCCGATGGCGGCGTTGCCCTTCGTGGCAATTTTGCTGGTACTGGCTCTTTCTATGATGCAGATCGCGATGCATTCTATCGGCGAACCCCCGACTACCCGTCTTGGCTGCTGGATGAGACCAGCTTGACTTGGGAGCCTCCCGTGCCTCGACTTGATGACAGAGATGGGTACAAGCAATTTTGGAGTGAAGAGGCCCTTTGCTGGGTCGAGGAGGAGATTTAAATGGCACCGCGCAATTCAAGTGGACTAATCGGCGGAACCATCCCTCGAAACGAGCGGGTTCATGTGTCGGTACCTGCCCGTGCGGGAGCAGGTGGTGGAATGGTATCCCTGAGCACCCTCTATCAGCAGGAGATGGAGCCGCGAGACCCGGTGACCAAGGGCGCATACACTGCGTATCAGACCTCCTCATCGACTGGAAAATCGGAGGCCACTGGTGGCCGGGCCATGTATGTACCACCCGTCGACAGGGTGACACTCGACGTTTTCATGGTCGGCGGCGGCGGTGCAGGTGGGCGCGATCGAGGCGGCGGGGGTGGCGGCGGCGGCGTCTTGAGATTTCATTTGGATATACTGCTGGGTAGCGTTTACACGATTACAATCGGCGCGGGCGCGACAGATTACCAGCAGGAAACAGGCGGGTCCACGACCATTGACGGTCCATATTGTAATCTGATCACGGCTGTCGGCGGTGGGGTGGGCGGTGGCGCTGGTGGCACCCCGCCAAACAGCGGCGGCTCCGGCGGTTATGGCGGAAACGGCGGAGGACATGGCGAGAACGGGAGCAACCAGAACGAGTCTTATGGAATTTGGGGTCAAGGTAACTCCGGCTCATTTCAGACGAGCACCGGAAACACTGACGGCAATTACGGTAGCGGTGGCGGTGGGTATAATAGGCAGCTCCCGAAAACTGCGTCTGGTACGAACAGCTTCTGGTCCGGCAGTGTTGGTGGTGAGGGCATTACCCACCCATGGTATTGGAACAGCAGTCCGCCACTGAATCTAGCGTGGACCAGAAAAGGCGGCACCTGGTCTGAGACTGGCAAAGATCGCATAATGGCCACCAGCAACACGTCGTATTGGCAATCGGGCGCGAATGCAGGCCCCATGTTCGGGGCGGGCGCCAATCAATATGATACTACGGATACATATTCATCGGGTGCTGGACACAATAGTGGCAACTCGGACAGAGACGGCAAAGCGAATTTGGGCGGCGGCGGCGCCGGCGGCAATGGGTCCGGCGGCGCTCAAGGCCAGGGTGGGTCAGGATATGTCACGATTGCCGCTCCGCAATCGCTAGTTTCTCCCTATGAGGTCTATGGAGCGGGCCACAGTGCCACTAAATTCGTGACCACCGTCACAGGTTCTGGAAACACTAGAATCGCCAGAGGCACCCATATGAAAACAGACTCAAACCAAATAACCGACAGCGGTATCGTTGACCTCTCGCTGATGTCAATGAGCCCCTATGATTATTATGGGTTTGGTTCGAGCGGAACTATTAAAGTCACCATGGCGTAACAATGAAACCGCCGGCCAAGAAGGCCTTCGATGTCAATGAGCAGTCAGGCATCCAGTTCAGCCTTTCGTTCCTGATTCAGGTGTTGGCCACGGTCTGCCTTGCCGTGTGGGGATACAGCCAACTAGACGCGCGGATTTCTACCGTCACAAACTCTCTAAGCACCGCTGCCTCAAAAATACATACTATAGAGACCGATCTAAAAGAAAACCAAGATAAGCCTATACCGAGCGATCATGTGCAGAATACAAAGCTATTCGCCCATGAGCGAGAGCTTATGGAGCTGAAAACCCGCATCGCGGTTCTTGAAACCCGGCTCTACGAGGTAACCGCGCGCCGACAATGACGCCCGCCGAGGATTGGACAAAACGATGAGCAGTACACCAACGGCGATTCTGGGGCTCCAGAAGCAAGGGACAGGCGACAATAGTGGCAGTTGGGGCGTTGTGGCAAACACCCAGCTGGACCTTGTAGAAGAGGCCATCGCCGGGACGACCACAGTGTCTCTGGCCAGTGCCGACGTCGTGCTAACGACAACCGATTACGCGGCCAATCAGGCTCGCCCCAGCCACATTCTCGCGAATGGCGCTTTAGCCGCCAGCCGGACGATCACGGTCCCGGCCAAGTCCAAACTTTACTGCATAACGAACTCAACAACACAGACGACGGACTATCAATTCTCGGTGACGATCAAAACGGCTTCCGGCACCGGTGTGACAATCCCGTCTAGCGGTCGTCCAGTTTGGGTTCGATGCGATGGCACAAACGTCGTGGCGGTCAACGGCCTCCCGTTCTGCTCTGTGGGCACGACCACGCACATCTCGTTGGCCGATACCGACAATGCGGCCGCACTGACTTGGGCGGCGGCAGATCAAATCTCAGATCTGTGGGGAATGGCCGACCACGCCAACAATCGCATCACTCCGCCGGCGGGCTGCGAGTTATTTCAAATTACGGTGAATGTGCTGATGAACGAGGTCATTATCCCGACGACGACACAGGCGTCAGTTGGGATTATGTGGCAGAGCGGTTCGCCGGGCTCCACGAACGGGATGCCATATCAGTTGCGCACAACGCAATCGGGCGCTGGCGTCGCGACCAACTATGTTTTCGCGACCGGCTTATTCCACATGCCGAACAAGACTCTCGGGTCCACCGATCGCCTAGATTATTTCACCTTCGAGGCTCAGTTGAATGTCTCGACAGCGTCCGCCCAGGTCAACGCGTTCGAGATCAACGCGGTGGCCCTACGATGACGATGGTCTCGTTGCAGCCCAGGCCAGGCATCTTCACAGATGAGGCGTCGGGGGCGAGCGGTCAGCCGTTCTCCTATGTGGGCGGTAGCCTGGTCCGATTTTATGCGGGGCGGGCGGAGCAGATTGGCGGTTGGATCAAGAAAACCAGCACACCGTTTGCCGGAATGGTCCGCGCGTTGCTCAGCTCGGCGGAGTTGAACGGCACACGCAACCTATTTGCTGGCAGCCACACTGCGCTGGAAGTTCTGCAAGGCGGTGTGATCAATGACATCACGCCAATCTCGGCGGCGGCGGTGGCCCTCGGCACCGATCCTGTCAGCACCACCAGCGGCGACGCGACAGTAACCATTACCGGAACGCATGGTTTGATCGTTGGCCAGCGGACGGTGCTGGCAGCGGCTTCTGGAGCCGTCGGGGGCCTGACCATCGATGGCACCTGGACGGTGGCCACAGTGCCTGGCGTTGGCAGTTTTACGTTTGAGGCATTGGCCCCCGCCAGCTCTAGCGCAACAGGCGGCGGCGCAAGCATGACCAGCCAGGGGCTGTTGGTGCCAGGTGTGGCCGATGGCACATTCGAGTATGGCTGGGGCGTCGGGGGCTATGGCGAGGGGACCTATGGCACGGCGCGATCGGCGAGTGACATTGTTTTGCAGCCTCGCGTCTGGTCGCTCGAGGCCTATGGCGAGGACGCGATCGCCGCGCCGGGGCAACAGGGGAAAATATACTACTGGGATGCGTCGAGCAGTGTGGGAGTTAGGGCCGCCGCCATTACGGGTGCGCCCAATTGCAATTTTGTTATCGTCAATCCGCAGTCCCGGCACCTAATTGCGTTTGGCGCGGATAACGACCCGATGCTCATTAAATGGGCAGCTCAAGGCACGACGACCACGTGGGCGGCGGCGGCAACGAACGATGCCGGCGATGTCCGGCTGCTCGATGGTTCAGAGGTGCGTGGCGCGGTGCGGACCAAGTCCGAGATTATTGTCTTCACGGATACCGCCGCGTACAGTTTGCGGCATATCGGCGGGGCCTTCGTTTTTCAACTAAGCAAGCTGGCGTCGGTGGCTCCAATCCTGGGCCAGAATGCCGCGATCGCGAATGACACGTTTGTTGCCTGGATGGCCGATGGCCAGTTCCAGGTCAGCGACGGCGTTGTCCGCGCCATCCCGTGCTCGGTGCTGCGACATGTGTTCGACGCGACGCAGGGTCCTGGCATCAATCTGGCGCAGCGCCAGAAAATTCAAGCGTTCTCAAACACCGAATTTGCCGAAGTCGGGTGGTTTTATCCGTCGGCCGCCAGTGACGAAATCGACCGCGTGGTCGTCTGGTCGTATGCCGAAGGCGACAACGTGTGGTGGACTGGCGAGCTATCGCGAACCGCTTACATCGATCGATCTATCGAGGTTTCGCCGTCTGGCGTCGATGCGAGCGGGTTTGTGTACGATCACGAAATGCCCGGCGCCGGAAATGATGGGAACCCGCTGGCCTCTTATATCGAGACCGGCGGCGCTTTCATTGGCGAGGGCGAGGATTTGTACGCGATCCGGCAGGTCTATCCCGATTTCAAAATGGCGAATGCAAATGGGTCCAACGCGCTCAGTTTTCAGCTGTTTTCTCGCATGTATCCTCAAGGGCCGGAGACCTCCGGCGTGGCGAGTGCCGTGATTTCGGATACGGCCACCGTCGATACGCGGATTACCGGCCGCCAGATCCGGTGGAAAATCTCGGCGAACAGCAGCCAGCTGCAATACCGTGTTGGGAAGCTGCGCTATGACGTCGAGTTGTTGGGTGCGTCGCGATGACCGCCGTGCGCTTCCCCGATCCGCCGACGGACCCGGCATTGCTGCCCCTGTGGGCGGCGAACCTGGTCCGCGATCTGAACCAAGCATTCGACGGGACGGCGGAACGAGTAGCCGGTGATTATGTAGTGACATCGACGGCGACGAGCCGAACGCTGCCAGTGGCTACGGCGTCGCTGGCTGACGTTGGGAATGTGTTGGCGACGTTAATCGACGATCTCCAGGGGGGATGATGGAGCGGCTGGACCGGTTGCAAAAAGCTCTCGATTTCGGCGGGAATACTCACTCACTCGGCGACGTGGCCCGCGCGGTGAAAGAGGGCACGGCGGAATGGTGGCGCGGCGAAAACAGCGACATTCTAACGGAATTTTACGAGTACCCGATGTCCGGCCGCGCTTGTCGAGTGTGGCTGGCGAGCGGCGATATGCGGGAGTGCCTCAAAATGTATGACGATATCGAAGCGTGGGCGCGGCGTAACGACGCTGAGCGCATGGAGATCGTGGGCCGGCGCGGGTGGCGGCGGGTGATGGCCAAACGGGGTTTCAACGCGGCTGGTGAGTCGCTGATCAAGGGGTTGAAGACATGAGCAAGGGCGGCACCAAAACCAGCACATCGACGACCGAGATCCCGGAGCCGTATCGGCGCTTTGCCGAGAACCAGTTGGCTGCGGCGGGGACGATGCAAAACCGCCCCTATGTTCGCTATGAGAGCCCCATGGTCGCCGGGTTCAACAGTATCCAGCGCGATGGCATGACCGCCATGCAGAATCTAAAAAAACGAGGATACGGCGGGGGAATCGCGCGCGAGGGCATGGCCGCCACACAGGATTTAAAGCAACGAGGGTACGGTGGGGGAATCGCGCGGGAGGTTGCCGGGTACACCCCAGGATCTATCGCATCGAGCGATTTATCCGCTTATCAGAACCCCTACGAAGACCAGGTGGTCGCGCGCTCTCTCGCCGACATCGACCGGTCGCGCCAGATGGCGATGCAGGGCGTGAATGATCAGGCCGTCTCGGCTGGCGCATTTGGTGGCAGCAGGGCCGGAGTGCAAGCCGGGCTGACGAACGAGGCTTACGGCAAGCAAGCGGCCGACACGGCGGCTCAACTGCGCCAGGCGGGTTACCAAAATGCCCAGACCATGGCCGGCGCGGACATCGCTACCGGATTAAGCGGCGCGCAATTGCGCAACCAAGCCGCGAGCCAACTCCAGCAATCGTCAACGGCGGCAAACGCAGCTGAGCACGCTAGGATCAAGGCTCAGATGCAAGCCGCGGATCAACTCCGGCAATCGTCTGTGGCGGCAGATGCAGCCGAGCAATCCAGAATCAACGCCCAGATGCAAGCCGGCGGAGCATATCAGCAAATGGACCAAAGTGGTCTGGACCTAGCACATAGAGCGTTCTTAGAAGAGATGAATTACCCGATTTCCGCCTTGAGCATAGGCCAATCAATTTTAGGTCAGACACCCATGGGGAGCACGACGCGCCAGGCAGTGCCTCGGCAAAGCATGCTGCCAGGGTTGTTGG